CATTCGTTTCCACAATGACCTAGTCAACAAAGCTGCGGCATATCCGTTCAACATACTCCTATTGTCCAACATCCATGCAAGTCTACTAAATATTCCCGGCATGTGAGTTTCAGCCAACCTCATTTTGTTTACCCAACTTCCGCACACCGCACTCGCTATCATCCTATTTGAATAGCACATCGTCAAATTACCCTTGTTAGCCACACGTAAGAATTCACATGCTTCTCCCCAACTTTGTTTACGTGGGTTGAAGACACTACGAGATTTCAGTGCAGCTTTAAGGATGTCATGCGCATCCTTATCAGTATCAGTACGAATTACTATATCATCACCCGCGAAAAACGCACTCCTTATCCTCGCTTTGGGACACGCCAATTGGAAGTAGATTTTGTTCAGACAGGTGTTTATAAACGTGGTCATTCTTCTACCTGTTAGCAGTGAATATGTAAGTTTGACCGTCTTCGTTCCCGAACGTAAATACTGATTCATATTAGACTCATAAAACCAGTCTCTCACGTATTTAGGTGCTCCTAGAAACTCACATAATGCATCAATAAGCTCTGCCTGGGTGCGCAGTGAGTGTTGCTTATCCATAGCGCTGTAATCCAGCATCACATATATGTTGCCGGGCATCTTATCAAGCCGCTCACCTTCCTTAAACTTCGATCCTAAACTAGGTGATAGTAATACTTCAGTGTCCTTCCACTCAGCTTCAACCGCCTTCATAACGTAATCTTCGTTTAAGTATGCATATGTGTCCTCACTTTTGATGGCCCTCACCTTTGGGTTTTCGAATTTCCATGATAATGTAGCAAATATCAATGGTTCAGTCCTGAATAAAGGGCAATCCTTCTCATTTTCTAAGAACTGCATCCTAGTTTTTGAACCAATGTACTCGTATTTTTCACGTCCTTCGGGTAGATGGTGTGCACCATTGACACAATTCACATGTCGTTCACGCCAATACTCACCCTCATCAAGCGCAAACCGTTTCCACCTACCACTATGTGGTGTAGAAGCGATGTTTGGCATGGCTTTGGAAAATAATTCAATGGCAGCATCAAATATCACATTTTTTGGAAACCTGATGTCATGATCGTCTGGTGGATTCTCTGAACTAAGTTCTGCCAACTCTTTACTTTCATTGGCCAAAACACTACCCCTACCTAACAATGAATCGGCCTCTGCGTATAATGTCAAAAAAGGACTATTCGCTACGCCCATTATCTTAGTGAGATCGCTAATAGCCTTGCAAACTTCCGAGTCCAATAAGAATGACACCCAGTGTAGCAAGTCATGATGCATTCCATGACAAAACAAAGCGTAATGTGACATTATCATTGCACACGCTTGGTCATTTGTGAGTCCAACAATCATATGGATTTTAGTCATAAAGTATTCATAGTATACA